AAGTTTTTTGTAAAGTGGATTCAGTTTCTAGAGGAGAGATTTATAATGCTGCAATAACCGGATTAAGGCCCACCTATACCATAACAATGAATGAATTTGAGTATAGTGGGGAGAGTGAAATAAAATATAATGGTCAATTATATTCGGTTTTACGAACGTATAAAAAGGATGACTATGTAGAATTGACAGTAGGTGGTAAACTTGGCAAAATCGATTGAAGCACAGCTAGAAATAATATTAGAGGACTATAGCAAAGAAGTACGTGAGATTCTTGATGAAGAAATTGAAAAGACTTCAGATGATCTAGTCACAGACCTTAAAAGAGATAGCCCAAAAAAAACTGGCAAGTATGCTAAGTCTTGGACATCTAAAAAAACAGTTACTGAAAGCAACAGAAAAGTAAAAACTGTTTATAATGAAAAAGGCCAATTGACCCATCTTCTTGAACATGGCCATATGACAAGAAATGGAAAAACCAGGACAAAGGCATTTCCTCATATCTTAAAGAATGAAGAAAAGGCAAATGCTCTACTTTTGAAAAGAATTTCTGAAAGGTTGGAAAAATGAAACCTATAGAGAAGATTTTAGAAGAAATAAATCTTCCTGCAGCATATATGAGATTTAGTAGTGTAACGAACCCTCCGTATTTGATTTATTATGCTAGAGGAGCAGATAACTATATAGCTGATGATAGTGTGTATCACAGTGAATATAAATATACTATAGAGTATTACTTCACTATTAAATCAAGGGAAAATGAGCAGGAAATAGAAAGTATCCTGAACAAAAATGAAGTAGTTTGGGAAAAGTCTGAAGACATATACATTGATTCAGAAGATATGTATTTAATAAAATATTATATTTAGAAAAGAGGTACAAAATGGCAGGAGAAACAAATAAAGTAAGATTTGGATTAAGCAATGTCCATATATTCCCAATTCAAAAGGAAGAGGCAGGCAAGTTAACATACGGGGAAGGATTCAAGTTGCCAGGTGCGGTAAGTCTATCCTTGGACCCATCAGGAGACAGTAATCCATTTTACGCTGATGACGTGATCTATTACAATGAATTCACAAACAATGGCTATGAAGGAGAGCTGGAAATAGCAACCTTGAATGAAGATTTCGAGACAAAAATTCTAGGGTATACCAAGGATAAGAATGGAGCGATCGTTGAAAATGTAAATGCAAGAGCTAATAACTTTGCACTGGCTTTTGAATTTAATGGCGATAAAAATAAGGTAAGGCATGTTCTTTATAAAGTATCTGCATCTAGACCGAAGTTAGAGTCAAATACTAAAGAAGAAAAGACAAAAATAGGGACTGACAAGATAAAGTTTTCTGCAATCCCAGATCCATCAGGAAAAATAAAGGCAAAAATAACTAAGGGATCTCAGGGATATGATAATTTTTATAGCAGTGTATACACAGCAAGCGAAAACGAAGTTTAGGAGGACCCATGGAAAAAATAATTAATATTGACGGAAGAGACGTTAAGCTAAAAGTAAATGGTGGTTTTTTAATCAAATACAAGACAAGATACAAGCGTGATGCTCTTCAGGATATCATGAAGATTTTTGAAAATGTGAATTCAAATGAACTAGAAAATCTTGAAGATGATTTAACTGCTCAATTTAAGGCCATGCAAAGTATAGATACTGAAATATTCTACAGAATACTTCACATGATGGCTAAGACAGGTAATCCTGATATTACAGATGACGTTGAAGAGTGGTGTTGTAGCTTTGACAATCTTCCAGTGTTTGATTTGATGGAAGATATTATTGAGATTTTCTTATCTTCAATGACTTCCAATATTCAAAAAAAAAGAATTTAGAAAGTGAGGACAGTCACGAACTCACTACAGAAAAGCTTATGGCTGGGGCTTTTAAAAGGCATTTGCCATATGAAGCCTTTTGTGAAATGAATATATGCATGATTATAGATTATATGACTGAATATAATGATATGTTCTATTCTCAAAATGAAAGCAGCACAGAAAGAGAGGCAACTCAAAGTGACTTTGATAGATTTTAGCAAAAATAAGGACCTGAAAGGGTCCTTTTTTATTGCGGAAAGGGGGTAAATATGGCAGGAAAAATAAAGGGAATAACAGTCGAGCTTGGTGGCGATTCAACCAAATTAGACAAGGCTATGAAAGATCTTAACAAAGAAAGTAGAAATCTTGATAGCCAATTAAGGCAAATTAATAATTCGCTGAAATTTAACCCTGGGAACACTGACCTTTTGGCTCAAAAACAAAGAGTTTTAGCAGAAAAAATAGAAAATACTAAAAACAAGCTTGATGTTCTAAAACAGGCTCAAAAGGAAGCTGAGGCTGCTTTTAAAAATGGAGACATAGGAGCAGAAGAATATGAAAAGCTACAAAGAGAAATTCTAAAAACTGAAAATCAGTTAAAGAGTTTAAAAAAAGAGCAAACTGAAATAAACAAGGGTTGGAAAGAAACTGGAGAGAAGCTAAAAGAAGTTGGTCAAAAATCAGAAGCTGTAGGAAAATCCCTAACCAAAGGGGTTACTGCTCCAATTTTAGGCATTGGGGCAGCATCTATAAAAGCATTTACAGAAGTTGATGAAGGTTTAGATATTGTAGTTCAAAAAACTGGAGCCACAGGAAAATCAGCCCAAGATTTACAAAAGTCTTTTAAAAATGTATATTCGAACTTCCCAGCAAGCTCTGCAGAAGTAGGGAACGCATTAGGAGAAGTTAATACACAATTCGGATTCTTAGGAAAAGAACTTGAAGACAAGACAAGCTTGATGCTTAAATTTTCTCAAATAAATGGACAAGATGTAACTCAGTCTACCATTCAATCAAAACAAGCAATAGAGGCTTTTAATTTAACTGGTAAGGATTTAGACCTTGTGTTAGATAGCGTTACAAAAACTGCACAAAATACTGGGGTTTCTACAGATAAATTGTTTGAAAGTGTTGTCAAAGGAGCTCCAGCTCTTCAGGGAATGGGGCTTAACTTTAGTCAGTCTGTTGCTCTTATGGGACAATTTGAACAGTCTGGAGTGGATTCCTCAAAGGCAATGTCTTACCTAACAAAAGCACAGGCAAATTGGGCTAAAGAAGGAAAGACTATGGAACAAGGTCTTACTGAACTTACAAGTAAGATTAAGGGGGCTAAAAATGAACAAGAAGCCATTGCTTTAGCTACTGAAACATTCGGAACAAAAGCAGGTCCAATGATGGCTAAGGCCATAAAAGATGGCAAGTTAAACTTTGAGGAGTTAGCAGGTGCAGCAAATGGGGCAAAAGGTGCTGTAACTTCAACTTTTGATGAAACAAAGGACCCTATAGACGAATTTAAGGTGGCTATGAATAACCTTAAAATTGCGGGAGCTGAATTAGGTGAAGCACTTCAAAAGGCCCTAGGGCCTATTATAAAAGAAGTAATAGAAAAGTTAAAAGGCTTTACAAAATGGTTTTCAAGTCTTTCGCAGGGTCAAAAAGAATTCATAATAAAAATAGGGCTATTAGCTGCTGCAGTGGGTCCTGTTGTTGTTGTGTTTTCCAAACTCACCCAAGGGGTAGGAGGGTTTGCATTAAAGATGGTAGGACTTTCTGCTAAAATAACACAAGCTGGAGGGGTCATGTCTTTTTTATCTGGAGGGATGGCAAGCCTTATGGGAGTAATATCCACTTTACTACCAATTGTAATTGCTCTTGGTGCTGCCTTTTTAGTAGGTAAATTAATATATGATCACTGGGCAGAAATCAAGCAATTTTTTACAGACACACTGAATGCCTTAAAAGAACTAGTTGAATCTATCTGGGAAGGAATCAAAGCTGTAACTGAAGCTGTATGGGAAGGTATAAAAACATTTTTTATAGGGTTGTTTGAATTTTACAAGACCATATTTACCACAGTGTTTGAAGCTTTAAAAGTGATAGTAACAAGTGTGTGGGAAGGAATCAAAGTTGTAACGGAAGCTATCTGGAATGGAATTAAAGCATATTTCACAGCCTTATTTGAATTCTATAAAACGCTGTTTACTACTGTATTTGAAGTCTTAAAAACAATCATAACAGGGGTTTGGAATGGGATAAAATATGTAACAGAAACTATATGGAATGGTATTAAAGCATACTTTAATAATTTGTTTAATATGTACAAACAAATTTTCACTTCTGTATTTAACACCATAAAATCTATTGTGACAGGTGTTTGGAATGGAATTAAAAACATTACATCAAGCATTTGGAATGGGATTAAAAATATAATAGGTAATAGCTTAGATGGTGCAGTAAGGACCATCTTTAATTTTGGCCGTAGATTTTATGAGGCAGGCAGAAATATAATAGGCTCAATTGTAGATGGAATTAAATCGGCAATTAGCTGGGTAACAGACGCAGTGCAGGATGTTGTTCAAGGCATTAGAGACTTTTTGCCATTTTCTCCTGCGAAAAGAGGACCACTTAGAGACCTTAATAGGTTGAATTTTGGCGGTACTATTTCAGAGGGAATAATTAAAGGCAAGTCAGCAATCCAGGATGCAATGGCCAACGCATTAGCCGTTCCTGAAATATCATTTTCTGGGGTTGGCACAGATTTTTCAAATTCAAATGGAATATCTTCAGATATATATCAAGGAGAAAGAGTTATTTTAAATATAGAAAACATGAGCCTAAGAGATAGAGATGATGCCAAATATATGGCAGAAGAGCTATATAGGTTGAATAGTAGGGCTAAAAGAGGGAGAGGATTATAAATGAGCTATGCATTTTCAGAGAATGATCTTATATTCAATGGGTTTAATTTTAAAGATTTACTTAAAGTTGAAAAAGTAGAGATGAGTCTTCTTCCTCAAATTGAAAATACATCTCAAAAAATTCCAGGACGTGCGGGGGCTGTTTTTAGGAAAAACAATCTAGGGATAAGAGAAATAATAATTTACTGCAGAATTATAAAAAGTAACAAGCAAGAAATCTTTGATTTTAGAAGGAGATTGTCTTCACTTTTATATACAGAAAAGCCAGAAATACTAAGATTTAGGAATGAAAAAAATCTTTATTACAAGGCTATTTTAGATGGTGATATAAAGTATTCAACATCAAGAAAAAGTGCAGAAGTTGCATTAAAGTTTGTTGCTCACGATCCATTTGGGTACTCCGATATCAAAACAATAAGCGGAACTGGAGATAGGATTTCTTTTAATTATGATGCCTCCTATGATAACAGTGCTATCATTAGCCTCACTCTTACAAGCTCAGCAGAAATATTTCTAATCCAGGATTTAACATCTACTAAATTCATAAGAATTATAAATAACTTTAGCCCTGGAGCAAAGGTTAAAGCTGACTGCACAAATAATTTTATAGAAATAAATGGGGAAAAATCTATGAGGCTTTTGGATTACAAAAGTGACTTTATCAAAATAAAGAAAGGTGAAAATAGGTGGGCTTTTTCTCAAAGTGTAAACTATGAGATAGCATACCAAGAAAGGTGGCTATAATGAATGTTTTGTTATTAGATAGAGAAGAGAATTTAATAGATTATATAGACATCTTTAATCCAGAAGACGAGGAAAGCATCAATGCCGATTCAATACTAACTTTTAGCACTTTTTACAAGAATATCGAGAAAGGATATCGCATACTATATCAAGATAGGCTAAATGAGTGGCATGAATATATTATTCAGTCCGCAAAAACCAAACACGATTCAAACAATGATATTTTTATTGAGGTATACGCTGAAAATTCATTTTATGAAACACTAGGAGACTATATTGAAGATAAAAGGCCTAGGAATTCAACTGCAACAAATGCACTTTCAGAAGCACTTGCTGCAAGCAGGTGGGAAGTAGGAGTTGTTGAAAATCTAGGGCTAAATACAACAAGTTTTTACAGATGCAGCGTTAAAGATGCCGTTCAAAATAAAATTGTAAAAGTTTGGGGAGGAGAATTTTCTACCAGCATTAAGGTTGAGGGCAATAAAATTGTAAGTAGAAAAGTAAATATCTTCAAAAAACGTGGTGATGATCATGGTAAAAGATTTGTATATGGTAAAGATATACACGAGATTGAAAAAGTTGTCAATGAAGAAGACATCATCACAGCCTTATACGGATTTGGTAAAGGTGAGGAGATTGAAGAAACTGGCG